TCTCCGAGGTCTCGGTGCTCTGGACGGACGACGGCGGCCGACGCCGGCGGGCGCGGTTCGACAAGCTGCTCCCCAGCTATGTGCTCGACCCGAAGTCCTACGGCGCCCACAACCAAGGGCGCGACGATCACGACCGGGCCCTGCGCATGGTCGCGGCGCGCTCCTACGACGTCCAGCGGTACGACTACGACGTGGCGCGCGAGCGGCTGGTGGACTTCGTCAAGGGCGGGCAGGTGTACGGCGCCAACCCCCAGCAGCGCGCGTGGCTGGACGCCTTCCCGGCGGCTGACGAGGCCCGGCTGGCCGAGCGCATGGAGTTCTACCCGAACGGCCACCCCGACCAGCAGAGCGCATGGTCTTGGTGCTGGCTGTTCCTGCAGAAGCCGTCCAACTCCAAGGGGCACGCGCCTATCGTGCTGCCGCTGGAGCGTCCGCGCTTCGACAAGACCTGGCGCGCGGGCAAGCTGAAGGTGGAACGCGCCCTGCAGAACTTCGACGCCTACAAGGCCCGCTTCGGCCTGGGCGACGAGCCGAACGAGGACGGACTGGTGTCCGTGCCTTGGGCCGCGGTGCACCCGCTCTGGCGGCCCACCGACGAGGAATTCCCCCCGTGGTTGGACGATGTGTCCAGCCGCGAACACTTCGCAGTTGAGGAAGAGGACGCGGCCTAGTGTCAGAGACCGCCGCTCATTTCTACGCGCCACAGCCGCGGGCCATCGCAAAGGCAGCCGGGCTACGCCAGTTCTTTCCCGCAAAGCCTTGTCGGGCAGGGCATGTGACGTGGTGGTGGGTGAGTGGCGGATGCGTCGAATGCTCAAACCAACGAAAGCGAGACTGGGTGAAGGCGAACCCAGAGCGCGCTAAGGATTATGGCCGCGCGCACTACGTTGCCCATGCCGACGACTACAAGGCGCGCGCCGCCGCTTGGAAAGTCGCCAACCCTGGTCGGTCTGTTCGGAGTAAGCCGAATCCAGAAAAGCGGCGGGCGGCGGAACGTAGGCGCCGAGCAGCCAATCCCGCGAAATACCGGGCCTTAGTTCAAAACCGAAAGGCCCAGCGAAGAGGTGCTGCCGGGTCATTCACGCTTGCCGATCTGATCTGGATTGACCGCAAGCAGAAGGGTCGTTGCGCATACTGCCGGACGATGCTTTGTGTCGGCAACCGAGAGCTTGATCACATCCAGCCCATCGCCAAGGGCGGGACGAACCACCGCAGCAACCTTCAATTTCTGTGCGTCCCCTGCAACCGCAGCAAGGGCGCTAAGGACCCACTTGTTTTTGCCCGTCAGAAAGGACTTCTTCTATGAGCGACTCCCAACTTCCGGCCGTCCGGCCACAGGTGACCGCCGGCGGCCAGGTCGGGGCCTTGATCCCGCAAAGCATCGATGAGGCGTGGCGCCTGTCGGAGGCTTTCGCAAAAGCGAAAATCTTGCCTCGCGGGATCACGGAGGCACCGCAGGTGATGCTGATCATTTGCGGGGGAGCCGAAGTTGGCTTCGGACCATTCCAGTCCCTGCAGTCATTTTACCTCGTGAACAACCGCCTGACGCTTTGGGGTGACGCCATCCCGGCGCTGCTCTGGTCGAACGGCTTCAAGCTGCGTGAGTGGTACGAGAACAGCGACCCCACCTATCCCGACAACATGGTGGCGAAGTGCTTGGTCACCCGCCCGGATGGCACTGAGATCGAGGGCGAGTTCTCGGTTGGAGACGCCAAGGAGGCGAAGCTGTGGGGCAAAGACGGCCCATGGCAGACGTCGAGAAAGCGGATGCTGAAGATGCGCGCCAGAGCCTTTACTGCCCGGGATGGCGCACCCGACGTGCTGCGCGGCATAGCCATCCGCGAGGAGGTCGAGGACTACGATGTGATCGACGTTATGGCGACGCCAGCCGCGCCGCTGCACGCCGGGTTCGAGGACAAGCCGCGTCGCGGTAAGCGGCAGCCGCCTGCCTTGACCGAGACGCGCCAGCAGCCCGAGCCGCAGGCCGAAGGGCCGGCCACCGAGGAGCCGCAGCAGATCGAACCCGGGCACGCCGCTCCCGGCGAAGTCTACCTGCACAGCGAGGACACGGTGCCAACCGAGGAAGGGCGCTGGCTCACCTTCAAGGACGGTGCCCGCTTCTCGACGGTCGCAGACCCGATGACGCTGAAGGTCTACGCCAAGCACTCCCCGGAGGCTCCCGAGGAGGGCGAGGGCCCTACGGAGGAGGGCACGGATACCGAGACGGGTGGTGCCCAGCCTGCGGAGATCGAACCGGCTACGTCGGAAACTGCCACCGATGCGTCCAGCGATGGGGAGCCCCAGGAGGAGGGCTCTGGCCAGTCAGCGCCAGCGGACGACGCCTCCGATGAGGACGAGGAGGAAGGCGAGGGGGATGACCTCCCACCTGAGTTCCAGACCTACATCGAGGCGGTCGACGGCGCGAAGGAATGGACCGAGGTGAAGAAGGCGATGGCCACCTTCTTCAACACCCCGACGTTCAAGGGCTTCACCTCGGCCGAGCAGAACAAGGTCCGCCAGACCACCTGGGAATCCGCCAAGGAGAACCGGGTGACGGGCCTGCCGGATCCGGCCGCCGACGTCAGCGCCTTCCGGCTCTGGATCGAGGCCTGCGAGGAGCCCGACACGATCAAGTTCAACCTCGGTGTGCTTGAGCGCCAGCCGGACTTCGAGGCCAAGGACCCGGGCATCAAGGACAACATCCGCCGCGGCGTCGCCGCTCGGATCGAAGCCCTCAACGCATAAGGAGCAGGACCATGGGCGAGACCACGAGCATCAGTTGGACCGATCACACCTTCAACCCCTGGATCGGGTGCACGAAGGTCTCGCCCGCCTGCGACGGCTGCTACGCGGCAGCCCTCATGGGCTCTGCGGGGCGCATGAAGCGCGTCGAGTGGGGTGAGCCGGGGAAGGGGCCCGGCACCCGCAGCCGCACCTCCCCGGCGAACTGGCGGCAGCCACGCAAGTGGGACCGCCAGGCCCGCGACGCCGGCGTGAAGCGGTTCGTCTTCTGCGCCAGCCTGGCGGACGTCTTCGACAACGAGGTGCCAGCGGAGTGGCGCCGAGACCTGTTTGACCTCATCCGCGCCACGCCGAACCTGATCTGGCTGCTGCTCACGAAGCGGCCCGGCAACATCGTGAAGCAGTTCACTGCCGCCTACTGGCCGGACCATGTAGACCCGACCGCCAAAGATTGGCGCGCCGATTGGCCACGCAACGCCGCCATCGGCTGCACGGTCATCAATCAGGAGGAGGTAGACCGCGACGTCCCGAAGCTGCTGGCCGCCAAGGCTGCACTCGGTCCTGCCTTCGCCTTCCTGTCCATGGAGCCGCTGCTGGGCCCGGTGGAGGTGTCGCAATACCTGTCCCCTCGTGGATACGGTTCCGTCGACGGGCGCGCCCTTTACGCCCGGCCGCGCATCGACTGGGTGATCACCGGCGGCGAGACCGACCAAGGCGGTCACAAGGCGCGCCCGGCGGACCCTGCGTGGTTCAAGTCCCTGCGCGCTCAGTGTGCGGTCGCTGGCGTGCACTTCCACTTCAAGCAGTGGGGCGAGTGGCAGCCATACATGGGCCAGGTCCCGACGAGCACAAACGCGCCGCCCTACTACTTCGACTTGGGTCTGGGCGCCGCGCCGGTCTTCCGGTACGGGAAGGCACACGACCCCTGCACGCTCTACGGGGACGTGCACCATGCGCGGCCGATGCTGCCATGAGCATCGCGGTCTACCAGCCCCGAGGCCTCGGCCACCGGATCCTGCAGATGCTTTCCACCGGCCCGGCGACGCTGGCCGACCTCGCGCCAGTGGTCGACCGCCGGGACAACAGGAAGCGCCGCAAGGTTGCCTGGCACGCCCTCTCGAACCTCATGGGGCATGGCCTGGTCGACTCGGCGGGCGCCTACAACATCACCCCCGAGGGGGAGGACGCGCTGCAGCAGTTGGAGTGCGGCCGCACCTTCGAAATTCGTCCGCGCTACTACAGCCGGTCGATCAACCAAGGGGCCGCGCTCTAGCCGCCCCGCCTTCGCCAGAGGATCCTATGTCCGAAGAGAACACCCCCAACCCCGTCGACGTCCACGTCGGCAAGCGGCTCCGCTTCCTCCGCAAGCACCTGGGCATGAGCCAGAACGCGCTCGCGGCCAAGGGCGGCATCACCTTCCAGCAGGTGCAGAAGTACGAGAACGGCACCAACCGAATCTCGGCGTCGATGATGTGGGCTTTCGCCAACGCGCTCGGCATCACCATCGCGGACCTGTTCGAGGGCCTGCCCAGGCCGGGCGAGGAGCGCACCGTCGACCAGCAGGCCGCGCTCGACTACATCAGCACCGTTCACGGGTTCCGGCTGGTCAGCGTGGCCGCTCAGCTACCCGGCGAGGTGCAGCAGGCCCATATCGCGCTCATGGAGCTTGCGCGCCGCTAGGGCGTCGGGGTGGGGCTTTGTCCCCACCCGCACCGATCCTTGCCGACCGCGTTGTGCTCTTTCGCGGCCAGGATCGTCTCGTCGGTATCGCGCGCCGACCAGTAGATCGGCTTTGCGTAGGCGCAGAAGGTGTCCAGCACCCGCGGCTCAGTCGGGCCGCTTGAAGCCATCGTCTGCGCGCAACTCGTCAGGATCAGCAGCGACGCGCTCGCGAACAGCCTCACGCACTTCCTCGACATGCTTCGTCTCCTGCACGACTTCAGCGGCGGCCTCCCGGCGCTCGATGGCCCGGCCCTCGTTCTGCGCCTGGCGCTTGTCCCACCAGACGAGGACCCGGCCCACGAGGTCCAGAAGAACCTCAAGGGCCCGGAACACCTACTTGGCCAGGCCGGCGGGCGCCTCGATGGCCGCTTGGATCGTCTTCTTCGTGTTGCTGTTCTTCACGAAGGACCACGCGATCGGGAGGATGGCCAGCACCAGCGGGATGGCGGCCTGTGCGAGGTCGTCGGTCAGCCAGCCCTTGCCGACCATCCAGCCAGCGATGCCCACGAGGGCGGCGCGGACGGTCGACGCGATGTTGGCGGGGACGGCGCTCGGGGCAGCGTCTTCAGGACGGAAGTTCGACATGGGTAGCTCCTTAAAGGTTGGCGGCTTGAAAGTGCATGGCGTCGGCGGTGGCCCACTTGCCGCCCCACGTCCACCCCTCGGCGGCAAACAGCGCGACCACTTCGGGTGAGATCATGCCGGCGTCGGGACGCCAGCGCCGGCCGAAGCCGTTGCGGGCCGGGTCGAGATCGATGGCTGATCCCCACGAGTGGTTTGAGAGACTCGAGCCGCCTCGCTTCAGCCGGAAATTGTAGGCGCCTCCGTAGAGGTGCATGCCCGCGTTCTCAAGAGCCGTGCGGCTTCCGTAGTGGTCAGCTATCCCGCTCAGCACGCGCGCAAGGCTATCCGCGCAGAACCGGTGGACGCGAATGGTGCGCACCGGCTTATCGGTCGCCCAGGCCAGCACCATGGGGTATGGCGGCTGCAGATTGACGAGGTTCGCCTCCTCCCAGGAACGGTCGGCCGCCCCGTCGTGGTTGGGATCCGGGTCGCCGTAGAAGGCGTTCATGGCGGTAGGCGTCTGCCGTGGCCAGATGGTCATGTGTGCCCCTTCGGTCGGCTCTAGCGATGGCCGGAGGCTCTACCCGCGATGGTCGGAGGTCAACCCCCGAAGAGCCAGGTGATCTTGCCGCCCGCGAGGAACCACGTCAGCGCGCCGCCGATGGGCACGAGGATCGCAGTCGCCCATGCCGCGCCCCTGACGTTCTCCCGAACCCGCTCGAACCATGTGAGGCGCTGGCTGACTTCGTGGATCACGCTGTATAGCCCGGTCGGATGCCCGGCCTCGTTCTGGGCCTCGCCCAGCCGGGCAAGCAGGGTGTCGAGAAGATCGTGGATGGCCTTGTGTCCGTCTTCGACCTTCGTCATGCGAGACTCAACGTCTGCCACCCGGTGACCGATGCCTGCTCCGTTCAAGCGCACAGGATCGGTCATCGCGCTGCCAAGCTCCATATCGCCCCCCGGGACACTCGGTACACAACTGGGCGTAGCATCGTGGATGCCGACGATCTGCGCAAGAGCCTACGAGAGCTTCACGCGCCCTGCAGTGCCGTTGGCCGCGTTGGTGACGGCCGGGTTGCCCGCCGTGCCGCGGTCTGCGTCCCCGGAGTTGCCTGGCGTGGTGCCGACCGCCGCCGTGAGGGTCGGGCTGGTGACGAAGGAGCCGTTGACGTAGCCGGAACCGCCGCCACCACCACCAGCGCCACCACCGCCGTCGTAGGAGCCGCCACCACCGCCATAGCGACCGCCACCACCGCCTCCACCTCCGACGTTGCTGACGTTGCCTCCCGTGCCGCCTTGGCGAGCCGAGCCGGCCGTCGACCCACCCCCACCCGAGCCCGGGCCACCGCCGCCGACTGCCGTGCCGCCGCCGCCGTAGTCGGTGTCGCCCAGGTCGTAGGCGCCGCCGTCCTCACCGTTCGTGCCGCCGCCGCCCCCGCCGGTGCCCCCGTAGCCGCCACCCCCGCCGCCGCCAGCGATGAGGACGTCCGTGGCGCCGTCGTAGAGCCCGGAGAAGCCCGCGCCGCTCGCGGCGTCGAACGTGGCCGCTGTCGTGGCGGGGCCGCCGCCGCCGGTGACCGCCGCAGCGCTGTTGTAGAGGCCAGGCCCGCCAACCACGAGCGTGTAGGCCACCCCGGCCGTGAGCGTGACGTCCCCGCCAGCAAAGCCGCCAGCGCCGCCGTAGGCCGAACCTGCGCCGCCGGATCCGCCACCACCGCCCCACATCTTGGCGGTCGTGATGAAGGTGTTGATCGGGGTGAGCGTCCACACCCCGGCGGTGGACAGGTTGAGGGGGCCGTCGACGTCAAGGTCCCAGACCAGCAGGCCGGAGACGGCTGGCGTGATGTTGAACGAGCGCGCCCCAGACGGAGTCGAGGCCGGGACCGCCAGGAACCCCATCTGGAACTTCACGTCGTGATATCTCCGATCAGGACCCACTCGTCGGTGCCGCGCTTGTAGAGCGTCGCGCCGGAGTAGGCGGCAGACAGCTTGAGCGCCCCGCCCTTGGACCGGATGGTCACGCCGCCGGTGGCCACCACCGTGGTCTGCCCCACGCCGATCTGCACGAGGTCGATGCGGGTCTTGATCGGGAAGGCCTGGGTGGCGTTGAGCGGAACCGTCAGGTTGTTCGCGCCGGCGACGTTCATCTCCACGATCTGCCCGGCGTCGGCCAGCACCAGCGAGTAGCTCGCCGTCTGGGTGTTGATGCCCACCACTTGGCCGCGAGGCTCGGCGCCGATGGTGACCAGCATGGCGGGCCCATCGGTGTCATCCAGCACGGTGCGGGCGAAGCTGGTGAAGTCCGTCGTGGCTGCCGTTCCGGCGCCGGTGAAGTAGGCCAGCTTGTCGGCCGCGCTCGTGAGCCCGGCAATCGCCTGCAGGTTGGCGTTGTAGGCCTGCACGTTGGTCCCGATGACCAGGCCGAGGTTGATGCGTGCGTTCGCCGCCGTGGTCGCCCCGGTCCCGCCGGTGCCGATGGTTGCCGTGCTCAGAAAGGCCAGCGCGCCTGGCGTGCCGCCGTCCCCGAGCAGCGTCCCGATGGCATTCGACCAGACCGCGAAGTTCCCCGGCACCGAGGCTCCCGGGCCGAACACGTCACCACCGCCGCCGCCACCGCCGCCACTGAGGAAGCCGGTCACGAGGTCCCAGATGACCGAGCCGTCCGCGCGCTTCAGAATTTGCCGATAGAGCCCATCACCCCAGATGCCGCCCATGGACGGCTGCCCGGCGGCGTCGAGCGGCAGCGGGTTCACGTTGGCCGTGGCCTGCCCCTGGTCGGCCCAGGTGACCTTCGGTGTGGAGGAGAAGGGGACGTAGTGCTCGACGGTGCCGAAGGCCACGGGGCCATCGGTCAGCGGGTCGATGAACTGCAGTCTGCCGAGCGGTACAGCAACGCCGGTCATGGATATCCCCTCGCGAGCCCGGGCGCATCATCGGGCAATCGCGAGGGGGTGGCAATCCGGCTCTAGGAGACGAGCGTCTCTTCGGCTTCAGCCGCGGCTTCGAGCGCCTTGTCGAGCGCGCCAGCGTAGAGGGGGAAGCAGAGGCGATAGGCTCGAGTCTTGATGAAGCTGGCCTCGTTGAGGGTCAGCGCCATCACGCCGTCCGGAGCCGAGGAGGCGCGCACCGCGAGGTCGAAGGCCTTGGCCGCTTCCTCGGGGGGCTCGGGCGCATTGGCCTGACCCGCAGGCATCTGGCCGCAGTAAATGATCACGGCCTTCAGCGTAGCGGGGAACCCGGCGAATTCCCCCTGCTTGCCGGTCATGAGATCAAGGATCGGCTGGTCGACGTTCAGTTTCATTTGGTCCTCTTCGGGTTGGGCTCTGGCGCCGCCCCGATGAGTGCCGCATCCAAGGTGTCCGCGCAAGCCTTGTCGATCTCCGCGCGCCTGGCCACGAACGACGCCCGGTCCTCCTCGTGCGCGCGCAGCATGCGGTCCTCGTCGTCCTCGTCGGTCGCGTCGGCTGGCGCCGGCGGCGCGTAGTGGCCAGAGGTCATGCGGGGCAGCCGGGGCTCGTTGGCCAGGAGGTCCGGCGTGGGGCGTTCTAGCTTGCCGAACGAGCGGCTGAAGGGGATGCGTGCCATGAGGGCCTCAGAGGATCAGCAGGTTGGACGCGTTGTCGTTGATCGTCGCGTAGATGTGGCCACCGCTCTGGAAGAAGTAAATGCCCGAGCCGATGCCGAAGCCCAGCTTGCCGAAGGCTCCCGCCACCACGTCGTTCGTCGCCAGCAGCGAGCCGCCCGAGGTGAACGAGACGTTGGCCTGAATGCCGTCCGGCCGCCCGCGCAGGCGCGAGTTGTTCGGGGACGCGCGGTTAAACTGGATGGCCCAGAAGTCGCTCGTGCCGTCGTTGCCCGAGCGCAGCGCCATATCGCCAGGCACGTTGCCGTACTGCGGGCCGAAGACGCCCGTGGTGTCGCCGCTCCGGTCGGTGTTGGACGAGGAGGCGTTGAAGGAGATGACCGTCTGGCCGAGCGCGGCCTGCACCGCGGCGCCGCCGTGCGTGATGACGGCGCGCCGCCCAGCCGGGTAGGCGCCCGCGTAGTTGGTCGTGAACACCACGTCCCCGGTCGCGAAGTTGACCGAGAGCACCGTCTTGGTCTCCTGCACCACGCCGCCAGCGTCGCACAGGCTCACCGTCTCCCCGATCCAGACGTTGCGCACCTGGGTGAGCCGGATCGTGTTGGTGGGGCCGGTGCCGAGCAGGGCCACCGTGGTGGAGTCCTCCATGGTCGCCAGCGAGACGTCCATCCCGTAGCGGAAGAAGCCGCGCTGCACGACGCCGGTGTCAACCGGGCGCCCGCCAGCCGACTGCATGACGTGGCCTGCCCAGAATACCCCGCGCTCGACCGTGTCGGCCGTGCGGTTGAAGCTGTCCACGAAGGCCGAGTAGGCGACGTTGTTGCCCTGGTCGGTGGAACTGTTCTCCCAGCCCGTGGCGTAGGTGCCCGTCGAGCCTGCGAGGAAGTTCACGTCGCCGCCGGCCAGGCCCGCGGTGCTGGTGTTGAAGACGTGGATTTGCCCGGCCTTCGGCACGTAGGACTGCGAGAGCCGCCAGATCGCGCCGTAGACGTCCCCACCGGCCTGCGCCTGCGCCGTGACCTTGGCGTAGTACACCCCATTCCACGTGCGCTTGCCGCTCATGAAGGTGGCGAGCCCGGGCACGAAGCCTGCAGGCGGCACGTTCGGGTAGTTGGTGGTGAGGTTCGGGTGGAACGTGATGTTGTTGCCGATCACCGTGTCGATGATGATCGTGTCGGTGATCGCCCCGTCTTGGCCCCACGGGGTCACGCCGATGGTTGCGCCCACGGTGATGCCGTCTGTCGAGATCAGCGTGGCAGAACCCGCGCCAGCCACCAGAGCGCCGGACGCGCGCGACAGCATGCCGGAGGCGCCCGAGCCGACGTCGTACCAGACGGGGTGCGGGATGGTGTTGGCCTGGAAGTACTGCGCCGTCAGGCTCTCGCGCACCGTGGGGCCAAGCACATGCCACTCGGCCTCGACGCTCTCGGTGTCGCCCGCCCAGAAGCCGGTGACGCCCGTGGTGC